TATAATCAATAAATAATCTTGACGAAGACAAAATGACGAGGCGAGCGAATGACGAATACATCAAGAAGACCTACGGGGGTCGTAAGTTTAAAATTGAAGCTGTAAAGGAAGGATACTTACAGGCGGTGGATGAGAAGACGGGAAAGCGGTTCGGGCGACCATTCAAGAAAAACGGGGAAGCCCACAAAAACATCTACAAGGCAATGCCGATCATGTTTTCACCACAGACAAAGTATAAGGACTTTGTGGTTCACGACGGTAAACTAATCAAGGAAGGGAGACGGAACATTACACGATCTTATAAGTCAAAGGACTGGCAAGATCTGGGTTTTACTACGGCGAAGCAGGGTCAAGAATTTGTCCGCGCCCTAAGAGCTACTGGTGTTAACTTCTTATCTTCACAGGAGGGGTTTAAGAAGGTTGCCCAGACCTTCAAAAACTTTACAGCCGACGAGATGAAGAATTATTTTATTAATAAGGCACAACGTCTTAAATCAGTATTACGGAACAGATTGTCAAGCGTTGAGAATGTAGAGAGAGATACACCCTACGGAAAGTTCTTGAAAGTCCACGAATACACCACACGGGGAAATATGGCGAACCGTCCGAACGGTGTTTATTTATACTATAATAATTTAATTCCTATTTTAACAAACCAACTGGAACAGTTTTTAGCGACGGCTGAGCGAGGAGTGCGGTTTACAATCAACTCAGCAATCAACTTAGCTAACGACCTACACCCACTGTCGTCTATAGAAAACAAGGTGTTTAGCTCAAAGGGGATGAACATTCTCAAACGAAACTACCAACAAACAAACATAAAGGGGATTGTAAGCAAGTTAACAGGGGATATTATAAGACAGATAGAGAATTTTCTTAACAAAGGTTCTGGGTGGCGTGTCAAGGCGTTCAACAAAACCTACCTTAACATGACACACCATACCCCGAAAGCAGGGCGCAAGTATTTTGAGATGCCCGAGTTCAAGAAGCGGAGGTCTTTATTTGTTCCAGAGAATGATGATGACTACTGTGCTTGGTATTGTTGTGTTTATGCGTTAGAGAGTAAGAACATAAAGAGCCACCCCAAACGGATCACCACACTGAAGAAATTCAAGAACAAGTACCCAATCAACCAAAAATTATTCCCACTTGAAGTTTCTATTACGTCCAACAGACACGAGGAACTTGAGAAGTTGTTTCAATCAAGAATTCACATTCACGTTTCAACGATACAGACACCGACAAAGGTGGAGTGCCACCTGTGTTCCAAGTCCAACTATGAAAATGAGATTGACCTTCTTCTTATCCAAGATCTTAACACAGACCAGCGCCACTTTGCACTTGTTAAAGACATTGGTGTGCTGACAAAACGAACGAACGGACACAAGACATTCTTTTGCCGTAATTGCGAATATTCCTTCTCAACTCAGGTGGCCTTAACAAACCATCAAAATTTGTGCCTTAACCAGAGGACAACCGAAATCAAGATGCCTGTTGAGTTGGAAAATGATATTTGCCGTTTCAAGTCATCCAACAACACCCAACTTGCCCCCTACATTTTAGTGTGGGACAGCGAGTGCTGGTTTAGGATGGACGAGAAATTGAAGCATACAAACTCAACGACAGAGATTGCGGAACACGTGCCGTCAGGTGTCTACGTTCACGTCTATTCAACAGTGGAAAATAAGGTCATCAAGTCATTCTATCATCGTGGGGAAAACGCTTTAGAGCAACTTATGAAGAGTATCTACAAGTATATTCAAGATGAGCTTTTTGAAGTGTTTGACAACGTTGAGCCAATTAGAATGACGAGGGACGACTGGCAAAAATACAAGACAAGCAAAACGTGTTATGTGTGTGGGGACAACTTTGCGGGTAGAGAAGAGATGGAAGCGTTCAACGAGAAGAAGCGGGACTTTATAATCAACAACGAGAGGTTAAACAAGATGCTTGAAGATGGTATTGATTTGAAAAGCGGTGAACTCAAGAATGCTTACAGGAAGGAATATGCCAACTTCATGAAATCCAAGAAGGAGGAATTCAAACAACACTACGCATACCTACAAGAAACCGACAAGGAAGCGTACTACCAAGCTTACAAGGATTTTCAACAAGAAAACGAGATCAAGTGTCCTAAATTCAAGGTCAAGGATCACGACCACTTTACTGGAAAGTTTAGGGGTGCGTCTTGTAATGAGTGTAATTTTAATATGTGTGTTAAGCGAGAAATTCCATGTATTGCACACAATTTCAGGGGGTACGACTGCCACCTGCTAGTCAAATCTCTTGAGAAGGACAACCCCGTCATAAACAAAGGGATTGATATTATACCAAACAACACAGAACGATATACGATGATGACTTGCCCAGTAGAACCAAGCAAAGAATATTTTGAGAAAAACCCGCAGGTTGATGTTGACGAGTGTTTACCGATTCAACTCAAATTTATGGATAGTATGTGTCATTTAAATTCATCCCTTGACAAACAAGTTGAGTTGTTGGAGGACGACGACTTAACAACAACCAAGGAATATATCCGCTCACTGAGCCACAACGACGAAGATTTTAAGTACAAATTTGAATTGTGTCGGAGGAAGGGTGTTTATCCGTACGAATACTTTGACAACCCCGACAAATTCAACGAGACCGAACTACCAGAAATTAAATGGTTTGTCAGTTCTCTGCAATTCCACGGGAAAACATACGATCAACTGGACGAGAAAGACAAGGAGAAGATCAAGAAGAAGTATAAACGGGCTGTAGAAGTGTGGGTTGCGTTTGAGTGCAAGAACCTGTGGGACTACCACGATCTGTATTTAAAGTTGGATGTGTTCCTTCTAACAGATGTATGGCTTAAACACCGACAAACCACGCATGAAGCGTTTGGTCTTGACCCGTGTTTCTATGTATCTGCACCACACTTGTTCTGGGAGGCGATGCTTAAGAAAACGAAAGTAGAACTACGCTTATTGTCCGACATTGATATGTATATGTTTATGGAAAAAGCAAAAATTGGTGGTGTTTCTATGGTTGGGCTTAAGCGGTATTCTGAGGCGAACCACCCAAAACTTGCGTCTTATGATGTTAAGAAAAAACATAAGTACATAATCTACGGGGATGTCAATGCGTTGTACCCTAATGGGATGATTTCCAAGTTGCCCTACGATTGTTTCCAGTGGGTCAACATCAATGAATTCAACCTGAAACAAGCGTTGGACGATGTTGACGGGGACTACGGCTACTTTTTAGAGGTTGATTTTCCGATCCCAAAAGAACTGCACAACCAGCTAAAAGATTACCCGATTCTACCCGAGAACATTTCTATCAACAGGGACATGCTAAGTCCAATTCAAAATGATACAATCAAACAGTTAGAAGCGTTTGATGAATACTATGAATCAGGGGTGTCAAAGTTAGTACCGAACCTCCACGATAAGAAGAATTACATCCTTCACATCAAACACCTAAAGTCAGCGTTGGAAGTGTGCGACAACTTTGTCAATTTGGAAGACATTAAAGTTCACAGAGTCATGCGTTTCAAACAAACAGAGTGGCTTAAACCGTATATTGACTTTTGTACTGGGATGAGGTCTCAAGCGAAAAACAAGTTTTACAAGGACTACTGGAAACTTGCGTCTAACTCTGTTTTTGGAAAAACAATGGAAGATACACGGGATAGGATAAACTTGTTCTTAACGTCTGACGCTAAGACCATCCAACAGAAGATGAATGACATCCGTTTCTCTCACTTTGAGATTGGAGAAAATGGACTTGTTGCATTCCACAACTTCAAGAAACAAACCACACTTAACAAACCGATTTATGCGGGGATCACCATTCTAAATCTTGCCAAGTGTAAGATGTATGAAATATGGTATGGCAGATTGAAGAAGAAGTACGGGGACAAGGTTGCGCTACTTTACACCGACACAGACAGCTTAGTTTTTGAAGTGGAGACGGAAAACTTTGAAGATGATGTCCAAAACGACGACTTGTGGGATTTCTCAACCTATCCAAAAGACCACCCGCTTCACAACAACAACACGGCGGTGGGCAAGTTCAAAGATGAGACCAAATCTGTTCCAATCCACAAGTTTATTGCGACAAGGGCTAAATGCTACGCCTTCACACTTGACAAAACGAAGGTCAACACCACCGACAAGAAGTGGGTTGATGATTTCAATAAAGATTTCTTGGGTTGCGAGAAGTGCGTTGGAAAAGGAATTAACAAGAACATTCTCAAAAATGATATGACTTTTGACATGTACGAACGGGGTATTTTCCATGATGGGAAACGAGAGAATATGGTTCAAAAGGTTAACATCTACAGTTTTCAAACCACAAAACACAACATCAAGACGATCAAGCTTGAGAAGAAGACAATCTCTCCTTATGATGACAAAAGAATTCTGTTAAAAGATGGGATCACCTGCCTGCCTTTTGGACACCACTTAATTGATGAAATGAGAAATGGTTTGAGGGATTGGATAATATAAAAAGTGTTGTAATGAGGAAACATGTTTATTTTGGAATACCAAAATAAAAAGAACTATCAATCATATTAATTAACTTGGACTCCATGCTTTTCAAGAATTTCAGCAAGTTGTTTGTGTTTGACACTCTCTAAGTGTGCGGGGAATTTTCCGTGTTTGGTTTCAATACCACAAATATCGCACTTGATTTTAGGTTTAGGAATATAAATAACTTCACGTTGACTTTTAGGGTATTTCTTATTTCTCTCACGTTTAAACTCTTCATACGCTTCTTTACTCTCAAACTCAGGTGGAAACTCATAAACATCCTTGTACCTACGTCCATCTTCTAAAATGTAGGGGTGTAATTTATAACCTCCATTACGCTTTCTATGGTATTCTCGGTAATACGCACGCCTGTATTCTGGATCACTCCACTTATTTGTTTTCTTATTTTGATCGCCGGATGACATTTTATATTATATTATTATTTCTTTAAGTCATTTTATTTTATTTTTTATATTTAGATTTAGCTATTTTAAGAATGTCGGAAAATGATTTACCCTTGTGTTCCTTCATTGTTTTGATCACAAGCAATTGCCACGCCGTCTTCTTTCTCATTTATTAATACAATGAAAAAAGTGTTCTAAAATTTAACAGGTGTTATGCGCTCCATAACTATAAGTGCGCTTATCAGTTGAAATGATCTTTTGATTTCTACCAACTTGAAGTTGCGTCTATCATCAAAATATATACAATCCAATGCATCTTCAAGTTCATCAACAGAATTTCCTCCAATATGAATATACACGAGTGTTTCAGCGGGCGGTTGATGAGACAGAGTATCAGCAACTGAAAGTATTGTCTTTTGTAATTCCTTCAAATGAGCCATTCAATCTTTTTTATCATTACAAAAAAGATTTTAACTCAATTTGTGTCTAAAAAACTCAAATCAACATAGCACCACCAGCTACAGTTTCACCACCACTTACCAAAGCATTTTTACCAGCACCTACAGCACTTTTAAATGAACCAACAACATTTTTGAAATCACCTTGAGCGCCAGAAATATCACCACGAGCAACATTGGTTAGTGCTTGACCGCCAGAAGCGGTTGCTTTAGCAATGTCTTTAGCACCCTCCATGATAGAACCAACGGTTTTCAAACCAGAACCAATGACAGGAACACCCCCCATTGTTTTTTCAATACCACTTAATTTATGTTGTGCCTTGTCAATACCAGAAGATACTTTTGTTGCGGTAGATGATAGATTGCGTCCAAATTTCTTGACATCGTGGCCTATAGAAGCACCAAACCTCTTTCCATTCGTTAGTAGTTTTCCAAACAATACCATACTTTATAATATACAATAATATTTTTTTTTATTATCACCACCTTGAAGTTAAACTCCCATCCGGAGACACCACCAACAGAGTGTCATGTTTGACAAAAGTGTTGAGTGTTTGAGCGCCTGTAATAGCACCAGCATAATTGCCTTCAATATAGGTTGTAACCTTACTGAGATCTGTTCCAGACAGAAGGACATCACTTTGCCCACGTAGAGTATCCAGATTAATACCAGCCAGGAAAGAACGGGCGTTAGGATTATCACCCACAGCCACATCACTTGAAGAAGTATAAGCACTGGTACACATGTTCCCACTGAATTCAACATGGTTGAGTGCGTGTAGCGCCTTCTTGAGTTCAATGAAGTATTCTGTAATACCATTTGTAGTCATAGTTGTAATAGGACGTTGTGGAACACGATTTCCGCCAACATTGAGATTGAAGGTTGAGCCAGCAGTAGTAAAAGGGTTGGTTCTTGAACTTAGAGCATATCCAGCTTGGACGCCAGTAGTTCCAAGGCGTCTCCAAGTAAAGAGAGCCATCTTAGCACTCATTGCCTTACAAGGAAGGATTGTATTCCATTGTCCTGTAGTAGCATCAGCAACCGTTGTTTCATAGGTGTGCCAGTCCTCAGCATGTAGCACAAGATCACGACCAGAGTAGAGAGATTTGATCTGGTTCATAGCACCATCCTCAATTTCCAGATAATCAACAATGATAGAAGGGTTCAACATAGCATAAGGAAGTGTAACCGTTGAGTTTGCTACAGTAGGAATGACTACAGAATTGACTTGAGTATCAAGAACAATCTCAATTCTAATGTCGTCGTTTAGAGCGTAGATTGGGATATACTTATCACAACCGCTTGTCAAAGGAGAAATGAGTGGAATTGAAAAGGTAAATGTAAATGTAGTATTTGCGTTTTGATTAACTTGAGCTGTGTTCTTCATTGCTTTTGAACGACGACTTTGTTCGTTGGTAATGATTGTAGTATTCACAGTTCCACTACCATCGGCGTCAGTTCCATACAAGCGCTCATTACAACCTAAAAGTGGAGAAAGACCACACAGCTCGGAAGCACTATGAGACACATCATAGAGACAATTCATAAGCACATTATAACGATCCACGGAACTAATGAGAGCACCACCACTTCCATAAATATCAATACGTCTAATCAAGGAGGAGGCGGTATAATCCCAACCTACAAATTGAGCGTTGGCTGCGACATTACCACCGGCGGCGGCGACATTAATACCGGCTTGAAAACGGAGAGTGGCGGTTGATCCATCTAATACTTGATTTGTCAAACCACAAGGTAGGTAGAATGTAACCGTATCACCAAAAGCGTAGCCTGATGATGGATTGTTCCCCAATGACGGTAAAACACGGGTGTATCTCTTCACTTTCACTGATTCTGGCTTGAGCCCATATTGGGCTTCTTTCACAATAGCTGACATTTCTATTTATTAGATTAAATAGAAAAAATAAAAATAAAAAATTATTTATTCATCATCTTTTATACCTGTAAAATTCAAAATCAATACCCATTCTGTATATCTTCCAGCAGTTAGTGTCTGACCAGCAAGATTTGTCAATTTTATATTAAATTGATTTTCTACAGGATATTCAACCAGAATTGAAGGCATATTGGTTGAATTACTCTCATTATAGAAGTATGGATTGCTTGAGATTGTAGCAATATAGTATGTAGGTGCTACACATATAAAGTTAGATGGTAAGTTTCTTAGATTATCAAATAAGTTATGTTTAGGAAAAGCACTACATTCCACACATACAAAGTCGTCATCTGTAGTAGTTAGATCGTTGCGTGGTGTATTTCTAAAGTAGGCACGTAATTCATACTTCTTGTATTTCTTTGGTAATATACTCATCCAATCCACATAATAAGTTCCATCTGTAGCATCCCCAGAAATACGATTTGGTGGATTGGTTCCACTCCTTATGACTACGGTATAGGTCTCCATCTTTATTTCTTATTAGGAATTATATTTTCTTTTATGTATTTTTGATAAAGTCCTTCAAAGGTCATTTTGGTTGTTGGTGTTATATTTTGTTTCTGTATGAAGCTTACTTCAAGTGTCATATTCCAGTGTTGATGATTGAAATCTACAGTTGTCCTCATATCTTCTCCAAGTATTCTTATATGAAAAAAAGTCAAGGCGTCTTCTTGTAGATACACAAAAGAACTTGTTTGATCTATATAATACATCATATTCCCACACGGAACTGTAATTGGTATAGATTTCACGATACTTGACTTACTACCTGACTTTGAATTGATATTGAAAGTTGATATGTTTGGTATATCTATATAGATTTCATTCGTCCCCGTAAAATTAACAATTGTATCTGATGTTAAGGTATTACCTGTTGATGTATGATCTCCACTCGTAAATCCTAATAACTCTAAACAAGTTGAAGAACCTGATATTGTAAAATTACTTGAATATGTAAATGTATATTTGAGTGTGGTCGTGTTGTATGTTATTCCGTATCCCGATGGAAGCAATGATAGAAGATGTGCCTTCATTGATGTCGCACTATAATTTCCATTTGTTAAGGTGTATGTAATACCATCTATGATAAGTTTATTATTGCTGTCATTCACCGCTGTAAAACTCACAGGAAACACAAATGAAGACACTCTTAACGCAATACTGTAATCTCGTGGTTTTGTTATTGGATCATCAAAGTAAAACAACATATCACTATATTCATCACCATTAATATACATTGTCGCATAACGGCTGTTGAGATAGATTTCCCTCGGTGTAAAGTTAATTTTTCCTTTCTGTTTTAGCAATATGTTTTATAAAATTCAAAATGTCAAAATATTTTCAAGATGATGTAAAATTTTCTACTTTATTCTAAATTCATTTTTCGTTATATAACGAAAATAATATTCAAATATCAAAATATTTTTAACCCAAATCGCAAAATATTTCATATATTTTAATTTTGTATTTTGTATATTTTAATTTTGTATTTTGTATTTTACATTCTAATTTAAGATTTTTTTTCGTTATATAACGAAATTAAAATTCATTAGGAATATCTAAAACTTCTTGTAATTGTTGTTGTAATTTTTTTCTTAATTTTTCTTTATACAAATCTTCTTTTTGTTTCATTTTTTCTTCAGGAGTTGTTTTGTGATACCATTCTAAATTATCAACATGATTATTCAATATATCATCTGTTTTATATTTTACACTATTATAGTTGTTAGGATTAGGTAAAAAATAATTAGCGACAAGTTCTTTCATATATAGTGTCTTTTTAATTCCACCTTTTCTTGATATTGATATTTTCACATATTTATTATTAACTGGTGTTTGTGTTACACCTTTATACATATAACATACAGGATTATCAGAAAATAATATTCTTCTCCTAACATATCCAGTATTACTAACTTCATATGATGTAAAATTTTCTATTTGTTTCCAAATTTCCATTTTACTTTATACTTTTTTATTCTAAAATCATTTTTCGTTATATAACGAAAATAATATTAAGATGAATTTTGTGATATAAATTGGATGGATGGAATGAAGCTAATTTGTAGCTTGAAGTTTTGGATGACATTTTGTTAAAAGGTCTAATGTCAAGTAATTAAAATCTTCCATTCTTAATTCTTCATCGTGTGGATCATCACGACCACCATTTTCCCACTTTTTAAGCAATTTTCTTTGTCTCTGTTTCAACAACATTGATAGTAAAGCTTTTTCATCTTCATTGATTTTGTCATTTTCTAGTATCATATATACTTCTTCATCAAAACCCTTAAACCTTTCCCACCACCAATACGCATCTTGAACTGGTTCTGGTGGTAGGAACTCGTCTATGAGATGGTATTCTGTTGTGAATTCTGGTTCTTCTGTCATTTACTTTTACGAAAAATAAAAATATTTTTACTGAATAAATGTCCGAAGTTGAAAAAAATATCGCTGACAAGCCATCAAACGAAGACGCACCAAAGAAGGTTTATAAGCGCAATTTTGTCTTTACCAAAGCACGTCAAGAAGCGTTCCTCCGTTGCCGAAAAGCAAGACAAGAATGTCTTAAGAAGGTTGATAAGAATAGAGAGATCAAGCGGGTCTTGAAACGAGAAGATAAACTTAAGAAGAAGAAAGAAGAGCTTGGTTTGGAAGTTGAACCTAAACCTGAACCTGTCATTCACTTCCCAGAAAGCAACCCTATCCCCTCTTCTGATGATGAAGAAGAAATCCCAAGTCCACCTCCAAAGCAAAAACGCAAATCCAAGCCAAAGGTTATTATTCAAGAAGATAGTTCTTCCGAAGAAGAAGAAGTTGATCAAATTCAATATATTATTAAACGGGTTTCCTCAAGAAAGCCAAAAGCAGATAAGTATATTCCACCTCCCAATCAACAAGACCCCATATACACAAATTTTAATACTCCAACTTCTTATTTTCTGTAGTAATAAATATGGTTGTTATAGAAGTGAAAAAAGGCAATGACCCTGTGTTAGAAAGACCACGATTTCTTGTGGATCATACTCTTAAACAAGATGTTCCACCACCTTATAATCTTCTGGTAGATGGTTATAAATTTATTGTGTGGATTGGACGACCCGCAAGTGGTAAGACAAGCCACTTGTTCTCTCTCTTCAAGGACAAACGAATACTTAAAAAGTGTTGGAATAATATCATATTGACAATGCCTATTCAATCCCTTCAATCCATCAACCCTAAAGATAATGTATTTAAGAACTTGAGTTCTGAAAAGTTTTATCCAGATCTTTATGGTATTGACGACATCAAGGAACAAGTCAAGTTCTATGCTAATGAAGGTCAAGATAGTTGTATATTGATTGACGACCAAGCCAGTTATTTAAAAAATTCATTTATAGAAAGTTGTCTGTTTGACATTATAGCAAATAGAAGACACTACAGATGTTCTATTATACTTTGTAGTCAGTTATATGAGCGTGTTCCGTTGCGGTTGAGAAAACTCATCAATGTTGCCTTTGTCATGTATAAACCAAGCAAGAGAGAAATACAAATGCTTTACGATGAATTGTTAGAACAAAAACCAGATGTAGCCCTTCAAATATTCAAAATGTGCTTTAAAAAACAATACGATTTTATGATGGTGGATTGTGTGTCTCAAAGAATATTCAGTAATTACGATGAACTGATTTTAAGAGACAATGACGATAAGTAGTTTTTGTGCTTTTTTGTTTTCAAGTGTAAGTTCAATTTATCTTTCCTTACTGTAGAGCCACACTCACACTCAACTTTTTCTTTTCTCTTTTCGTTATATTTTTCTTTATGTTTTTCGTAGTTTCTTTTAATCCTCTCTATTAACTTTTCTTTGTTTTCTTTGTAATACTCTCTTTGTTGTTCGTTATACCTATCTTTATTTTTTTCATAGTTTTCTTTCATAATAGTTTTCAACCTATCCTTGTTTTCCTCATAGTATTCTTTTTTATACTCTGCTATTTTTTCTTCATTATCTTTCGTCCATTCTTGCTTTGTTCTTGTTGGTATATATTTATTTACACACTCCGTAGTTTCTATGAAGTGTCGTTCTCTTGCGTGTAGTTGTTCTTTTGATTGACAAGGGTAGTTTTCAATTAAGAAAATGTCATAATTACCCCCCTCAATAATCATGAATGAAGTTATATAATTAAATTGTCCCTTTTTATAGTGGTTGAAGTCAGTTTTGTGTTTGTTCTTTCGTTTAGAAAGCGGTTGCGTTGTTGATCCGATATATTGCTTCCCCGACACATTACACACGAGACGATAGATCTTTCCGTTGGAGTAGTCCATTTTATTCTATAATATTCTATTTTCTTAAATAGTATTTCTTAAGAAAAATCATTTTTATTTCTTATAATAAATGCCTATAAAGTCCAGTCAAAAGGTTCATCTTACGAACATTATTAAGGTTGTGGTTGGTGATATTGCGAATAGAAAGAAACAACGACGGCGACGACGGCGACCAACTTCATCATCTAAAGGTGAAGCCGTCAATCGTTCTCGTCAATTGATACAAGAACTTCAAACTCTTTCTTCAAGAGTAAATAATGTAAGTAATCCTCAAGCTTCAAATAGTGCTACACTCTTGAGTAAGATCAATGAAGTAGAAACCAATAACAAGATTAAGAGTTTAGAAAACCAATTACATCATATTCATAACAATATTCCACGACTTCCACCTTCTACAACTCAAGAAAGGGGCTTGTTGGATTATAAACCTGTTAATACTGGTTCTCTCATTGATATTGCGAACGGATTTGAGTATGATAAAGAGAGATTTGATCGTGTATTCAAGCACCTTCCTTTACATAGTAGCTCCTTTGGTGGTTCATCGTCAAGACCTTTGATTGAAGAAGTTCCGTCTTCTCCTCCACGAATTCAAAATCTACCTACTACAACGACGCCCTCTCCTATTAAACGATCGTCAAGTGAAACTGACTTAACCGCTTTAAACCAACAGCTACAACAAAAAAGAGTAGCAAGGGAAAAGGAACTTAAAGAAATGAAAATAGACCCTCTGCGAACATTTGGTAGTAGTGTTCTTGGTTCTGATGTTGCTCGTCCAAATAGAAAGTGGCTTACAAAACCAGTTATGATTGAAAAGATTTTACAAAAAGAATTTCCTTCGTAAATAAACAAATGGTTAGTTTAGATGGAATCAACAACTCTTCTGACATGTCTGGTGTTATTAGTTCTGAAATTGATGACCTCCTTGTTAATGGGGAACTTGTCGTTCTGGGTGATACTCAACTTACAAGCCCGCTTACAATCATAAACCCCTCTTATCATCCAGAACTCAATTTCAAGGGTTCTTCAAATCAATATGGTCTCTTACAATTCCAAGATAGTCAAGGAAGCACAAAATCTACTATATATTCTTCTAATACTTCCGGCGCTCTAAATATTGACTTTGGAAATCTTCCAGAAGGTTTTAAGGTGAAAAGCTCTGGTGTTGAAAAGTTTTCTATTGATCCTAACGGCAATACTGTTGTCAGTGGTTTATTAACTAATAATTATGATCGTATTGCTCTCGGTAATAATGCTGGATTAACAGGTCAGGGATTATATAGTATTGCTATAGGAACTCAAGCTGGAGAAACAGATCAAAAGTTAAATAGCTTGGCTTTAGGTTTTCAAGCAGGTCAGTTGTCTCAAAATGCTTATTCTACAGCAATCGGTTATTGGGCGGGACAAGATCATCAGGGGTTTAACACTGTTGCGGTGGGAACGCTCAGTGGAACAATTACACAAGGGGAAAATAGTGTTGCTCTTGGTGTGCTTGCTGGCTATCAATATCAAAAAGGGGATAGTGTGTCGGTTGGAACTTTTGCGGGTAGTAATAGACAGGGATACGGATGTCTTGGTCTTGGGTTTGCGGCCGGAGGAAACGACCAAGGCGACAAATCAGTTGCTATTGGATGGAGGTGTGGAAATGAAGCTCAGGGCGCTTCCAGTGTGGCGATAGGAAATGAGTGTGGACGATACTCTCAAGGTAATAGTTCAGTGGCGGTTGGTTTTAATTGTGGATTTACTGGTATGGGTGGTTCATCTGTGGCGGTTGGTTATAATTGTGGTGCGGATAATCAAGGTTCGGAATCAGTTGCTGTTGGTTATAGATGTGGAGAAACTAAACAGGGAACTCAATCGGTTGCTATGGGTTATAATTGTGGCGCTACTACTCAGGGATCGGGATCGGTGGCTGTTGGTTATAAATGTGGAGAAATCAGTCAATCATCAGACGCTGTTGCTATTGGAGGTCAAGCGGGTCAATACAATCAGGGACACGGTTGTGTGTCTGTAGGAGAACTATGCGGTCAATATAATCAAACCGCTAATTCTGTTGCTGTAGGACACGAATGCGGTAGATATACTCAAGGCGATCAGTGTGTTGCTATGGGTTATTTATGTGGTGCTACAGGTCAAAATTTTGGTTCTACGGCTATAGGATATGAGTGTGGTAAAGAAAACCAACAATCTAACGCCGTGGCTGTTGGAGCTCAAGCTGGAGAAATTTCTCAAGGTTCTGGCTCTGTATGTATTGGAAACTCCGCAGGTCAAACCAATTGTGGTAAGAACTCTATTTGTATCGGAAAAAAGGCGGGACAAACCAACTCACATGACAGCACTATTGTTTTTAACGCACATAATAGTAATGCTCTCAATACAGATGGAGCAAGTCGTTTTTACGTACAACCTATCAGGAATGCTACAGGAAACGGGTGTATGTCTTACAATGATACAACAAAAGAAATCACTTACTCATCCAACGGCTCATTCACAACTCTCACTTCTAATACAGCTTCATTCACAACACTTACTTCCAATACAGCTTCATTCACAACACTTACTTCTAACACTGCTTCATTCACAACACTTACTTCCAATACAGCTTCATTCACAACACTTACTTCCAATACAGCTTCATTCACAACACTTACTTCTAACACTGCTTCTTTCAGTGGAAATGTTAGTATTAGTGGTTTGACAATTCAACCAAATACAAAAGAAAATGTTGGTTTGACTGGTTCATTTCAAGTTGGAAATATGAGAACGGAAACATTGTTTCCTAATACGGCTTGGGCTAATAACACGCCTACAGGTATTACTTTATTTAACAATAGGGGGGCTACTGACATTTACAAAGCTTATGGAACTTATAATGGGTATTTTGAGAGTTTGACGTATTATGCTAATACTGGTCTTCCAAATGCTTCTGCTAATAGTTGGACGATAGAAAATGGAGACACTTACAAAGGAGAACATGTTTCTTTTTACTACACCGCTTATACACCCCTTCGTCCTTATTCAAGTGTGTATTTTTACAACAACGCAAGTTCTCAAGGTAGATATATCAAAAGTTTCGTCATTTTAGGTGCTTTACCTTCAACTGACACCTATGTTCTGGTCGCAAATATCACAATTCCAAATCCTACAGAACAATACTATCATTATTCATTTCCTACGATTTTCAATGCTGAAGGTATGGCTTTCATCGTCACCAGTATCACCTCTGGCGCTCAAGCTTCCTCAAGTTTTCGTCTGAGTAAGTTGAATTTTGGTTATACTGATGCTCCTACTCAAACCTTCTATATTCCTCAACAATTAGAAGTAGGTAATAGTGCTTTTGATGCTACTGCTAATGTTTCTTATGATTTCATTTGTAGTGGATCGTCAAGATTTTGTGGTGGTGTTTCTTTTGGAGATCTTAGTTCTTGGTTTCCTGAATGTCGTATGAGACCTGCTAATGCTGGATATGGATACTATATTTTACCGGGTGGGTTGTGTATTCAATGGAGCACTGACAGCACTGGCACATGGACTTATCAAAGACCTATGGACTATGTTTATACTTGTCAAATCACAAGGTACGGCGGAGGACAAGGAAGCGGTTATGGTTTAAAGATTAATACTCTTACCAATACTTATGTTGATTATGACAGCAATTATGGATCTACTGGTAAATATGCTTGTTATTGTATGGTTATTGGAAAAATTAATCAATAGTAATAAATAAATGAAGCTATTAAGTATCGTGATGAAATTATTACTACTTACGGAAATGATGTGTAGTTGTTCTGGTTTAAATATTAGAGGGGTTTCAACTTATGGATTTGAAACAGAACATTCATCGTTGGCTTGTGATTGGGTTTCAACTTACGATGAGATACTCTCCAACATTCAAAGATTAGGATTTAACACTATACGACTTCCTTTCTCTCATGACTATCTACACAATACAGATATGAAAGCTATGGATTCCTTCTTTGAAGCCGTTCTTAAAACAAGTTTAGATGTTGTGTTGGATTTTCATAGAATAGTCAATTATCAACAAGCTCCTAAACCTTATGACAACGAACATTCTTTCCAAACCTTTATTGATGATTGGTTGTTTATTCTTGATAGATACAAGGGCAACAACCACTTGGTCGGGTGTGACCTCTTTAATGAAGTTCAAGGTAGTGAATGGTGGGAATGGAATGATCTTGCAACAAAAGCTATTACGACAATTGAGAACAAGTTTCCTTTCCGCTTCTACTATCTTGTAGGTTGTACTGAATGGGGGAGCAACTGCTCTAAAGTCAATATTAACCTTCCTTATCAAGACAGAATATACTACACCATACATCGTTATGTTTGGCATGGGGGAGATCATAATAATTGGGATTGGATGTTTGGAAATATTGGAAAAGATGGAAGCAAGATGATTGTTGGTGAATACGGCGCTCGTAGTGAATTACCTAATCAAATGGATTGGTTCCGTCAATTTATTTCCTATCTCAAAGAGAGAAATATTACCAATTCGTTCTTCTGGACTTATGCTGTAAGTTCAGACACGGGCGGTATATACAAAGATGACTGTAAGACGCTTGAACTTGATAAGATGAGATTGTTGTGGGATTATTGGGGTTATACACCACCAGATTTTCAACAATACTCAAGAAGGTTAAGAGGTGGTGAAAAGTGTTATGACAATATGACTATTGTATTTTGAATTAAAACATTAAAGAAGGGTCGTGTTGTTCTTGTATATTTAAATCTACATAATCTCGTTCTTGACATTTTTTACACGGTTGTTCTCTTACCGCTTTCAAAAATCTTAAAAAGAAAACGAGTGTCTGTAAGATATTAACCAAAATTGATAGTAATAAACTTACCAAAACAAAGTCCATTTTATTATTTCAAATAATAAAAGTTCATATTTTATAGTTGGTTATGATGTATTCTGTTTGATGTATATTTCAGTTTTACTTTTATAAAAATCAAGCTACTTGGTATGTAGGTGAGACCTCTTGTGTTGACCTATATTCTTTCTTACAATCATTCTACCACAAGAACACACGATCTTTTCTCTCAGGTGGTCTTTGTTTTTTACCCAGTACTCACTGTTGTACTGACTTATCTTTTCTTTGTTCTTCTCTCTATACTGCTTACGTTGTTCCTTTACACGCTCTGGGTGTCTTGCTTGGTAGCGCTTTACTCTCTCAAGGTCTGTCATTGTTATTTAATATATTATATTACTTAAGTATAAATGCCAAAGAAAGACGAACAGAATGACAGATTAGAGGAGCTCATCAATAAATTAGATGATCGCTTATCCATATTCAACAAAGACGAGTTAAAACAAAAAGTCATTCCCCTACTTAAAGGAATCCAAACTCACATTGACTCTTTAAATGATCTATTTAGTCAAGTTGCTTATCTGCTCAATGTGGAATACCAAGATCTACATTGACTAATGATACAACATCAAATTCATTCTTTAATACTCCGCTTCATTTATTAATAAGATTATTATTAATAAATAAATGAACGAGTATCAAAATTGTATCATTGGTTATTCCACTATTAATCAAACCCCTATCTATGATTATAACTTGATGGTCTATCATAAAATAAATAATTCCAACAATGAGCTTGATTACTTTGGTGCTGTTGATTATATTAATTCTGTTATATTACCCTCTATTGTTGATCGTAGTGCTATTTTTATTATGGAACTTAATAACTATAATATGACGATTGATGATGATGACGACGATAATGATGACGATGGAAGTACCACTACCAACCCTATTGATGATGATGAATATTTCTAAACAGTAAAGTCCTCAATCGCCAACTGGCTTTCCAATTCCGCAATCTTCACTGTCGCCTCTTGCTGTTGCCTCACAAGTTCTTCCTTTTCTTTCATAATTAGTTCCCTGATCATCGTCTTGTTGTTGATGATCAGTTCTTGGTGGATGCGGATGAACTCCAACGATGACTTGACTGCTTGACGGCACTCCTCAATCGTCGTTGGTTCTTGTTGTGGTTTCCCCTCTATGAATTCCATCCACTCGTCGTGGGTCTTTTTCCCACGAGAAATGTATTCCCCCTTGTCCCACCCCGTCCTATTTATGTTGTGTTGAAACCGCCTTGTCATGATGTTTCCACAATCACTACAGTGGAACACTTCAATCCACCCCCCACGCTCTACAGTGTTCTCAGTTGCTTTAATATCAATTTTTGTCTGACTCAGACAATTCGCACGGCACTCCATACATCCTCTAGACGTCATCGTTGATTGATCTGTAGGTAGAAACAAAACAAAACAATAAGGGTTGATTAGTATTGATGAATGTTATAATTTTATAGATTGATGTTTTTAAAAATCATTTTTTATAACAATGAAGTATTTGTTTGTAAAATATTTTTCTTGTTTTGAATTAAAAAATGGACCAATTGAATTTGAAAAATATTTATTATGACCCTAAAACAGGTTATACTGGGCTTGTCAAGTTCTACAAGCGTGTAAAGGAGCTAGACAATAGTATTACGATGTCTGACGTTAAAGCTTTTTTGAATCGCCAATACACCTTCCAAATCAACCGTGAAGGCGTGAGACCTAAATACTATAGAACTATTCTCGCTAATAAACCAAGAGATAATTATCAAATGGATATTATGGTTTATGATCGTTATGCTGATGGTCCTTACAACCATATCTTATGTTGTGTTGATGTCAATTCTCGTTATGCCGATTGTGAGCCACTCAAGTCAAGAAAGGTAGGTGAAGAAGAAGATGTTGAAGGTGTCCTTCCTGCTATTAAGAAGATCTTTAAGCGTATGGGGTTGCCAAAGAATATCAATACTGATAATGAGTTCTTGGTTTCCAATGCTATTCAACGATACTTTAGAGACAACAACATTACACACCACGTTTCCGAACCATTTGAGATCAACAAACAAGCCATTGTAGAAAGGTTCAATCGCACGCTTGCTGGTTTGATACAACGATATAGAACAGGATCTAATAAGAATAATTGGACTGAAGAACTTGAAAATCTATTGGATAATTATAACTCGTCTTATCACAGAACTATCAAAGCACGCCCTATTAATGTTTTTAGTGGTATTGAAGTATCTCATCAAACTCCTATCTACACTTTTGAAACACCTCTAAAAGTTGGTGATAATGTAAGATTAAAGCTTACTAAAAGTACGTTTGGTAAGGGTGATGCTCTAAAATATAGTCCTGAAATTTATACTATCGTAGAACAAAAAGATGGTGTATCTAATGGAATTAAGTTAAAGAAATTCAAGTTGAAGGATATTAAAACCAACCAGATACTTACGAAGCCGAGAATGTATTGGAAGGACTACGAAGTGAAGCTGGTTGATAGTATTGTTGAGACCAAGGAAGGACAAGAAGTTATTCCACAAGCACAACCACAAACACCTTTAGAAACCAAAGAAAAAGTTTCTGAAGTAAAGAAGAGTTCGTCGCAGACGCACCAAGCGCTCAGTGATCGTAGAAAAGATCTTGAATTGCTTGGAAAAGACGCTTTACGAAAGCTCGCAAGTTCTCTTGGTCTTGGTAAGCAAATAAGCTTTTATAAGATAATCAATGGTAAAAAATCAAAAGCTTACCATCCTAAAGATTTTGTTATTGACGCTATTTTGAAACATGAGAATAAGAAGAATTAGTGGATTGTTTATTGTTTTTCTCATCAAATTTGAGTTCATTTCTAGCAAGTACATACTCATCCAAGTAGCAAGATGAAGGAACATTAAACAATAAAAACCCGTCTTCTTTACGTCTGTAGTATAGATTAACGTTATTTCTCATCAACCATATAAGATATTCAGAAGGTACTTCTTTTAGCTGTTTCCCGTTATACTTTCCAAAGTTAATCGTGTGTTGGTCGTATTTATCAAAAGTCCACACACCGTTCGTCGCTTCCAAAAATCCTGTCTTGATCCGTTCCTGTCGTTCATATTTAGGATAAAACGATGTCTGGCGTTTCCAAACATTCATTACCATCTTCATAATCCTTTTTCTGTTGAAAGCGTCCGCCTTGTCATTCTTCCGCTTCTCCTCCGCTTCTTTGATTCGTTCTTCAATTTGTTCCTTAATAGCACACTTTTTGTGCACTTCTTCTATTCTAGATCTTAGTGGTTCTCGGCATATTGCACAGATGTGGCGGGTTCTTGACTTATTTTTGTTTTCCATAAACTTATCGACACACACAGATCCAACCTGAAGAAGTGGTGCAGTAGCATCTGTTTTAAGCTGTATGTAGTAGATGTTCACAATGTCTTCTTTACCGCATAAGCACATGTTGTCCCCTCGCTTCCTGATTTCCAAATTCATCTTTCTCGCCCTCTTCCCATAATTCACCACTCTATAGTCGTTAATATTACGGCTTCCCCCCCAATCCTCCAAGTATTCGCATATCGTTTTCATATGATCCGTCATTCTCTTTTTCTTTATAGTT